CTAATGCAACAGCATGGGCAGCGGGTGCGTTTGCTTTAGCTATTCCAACTCCTACTAAATGGGATGTTTTAAGAACTGCTTTAAATCAAGTGCGTGTTAACTTGTTTGAGCCTAATTATATTGTAATGCATCCAACAGATGTAGCTTCAATGGAGTTATCAAAAGATAGTACAGGACAGTATATTATGCCTCCTTTCGCTGCAGTTGATGGAACAATCGTAAGCGGTGTTAGAGTTGTTGCAAATACAGGTGTTACTATTGATAAATTCTTAGTGGGTGATTTCAGTAAATCAGGAGTAAGATTTAAAGAAGGACTTACTATTAATGTAGGTTACGAAAATGATGATTTTACTAAAAATTTAGTTACTATTTTAGCTGAGGCTAGACTTGTACAAAGAGTAAAATCAAATCATTACGGAGCTTTTGTTTATGGTGATTTCTCTGATGCTATCACGGCTTTAACTAAACCGTAATATTATGGGATATTGGTTAGACAGTACGGTAGAAGTTGAGTATAACGGTAAAGTTACGAGAGTAGCCAAAGAAGATGCTCACTTATACGCTACTAAGAAAACAGAAAAAAAACAAGCTAAAACAGAGAAATAATGCCTAATATAATCGATAAAACATACTTTCAGAAAGCCAATGAGTTAAACATTCCTTTGAGTGTTCAGACCTTAGTGGCTAATCCAACTTTGCAAACGCCTAACGATGTGGCTTATTTGGATTCTTTGTGTTTGAGAGTTGAAAAATCGATTTTATTAAATGCTTTAGGTTTAGCGATGTATAATGAACTTCAATTAGCAATAACGGATTTATTTGTAAATCCGTTATACGCTTCTTATAAAAAGTTGGTAGAAGGAGATGAGTACGATGGTAAGGTGTGGCAAGGTTTAGACAATGATTATTCTTTGATTGCTTACAGAATTTTTGAGGAGTTTATGACTGAAACGAATGTTAGGTTAGTTGCAAACGGAAACGTACAACTATCCCCAGAGAAAGCATCGTTAATTAGTCCCGCTTATAAAATAGCGAATGCAAATCAAAAGTTTATACAATCATATCAAAGCGGTTTTTTGCGAGAACCAATTATCTTTGAAAACTTCATAGATTGGTTCGGTAGCAATGATGAGATAAATGTTTCATTATACAATTACCTGATTGATAAAAAAGAAGATTTTCCTTTATGGGATTTGTCAAAGTTTGCAGTTTACACAACTAAAAACACTTTTGGATTATGATTATCTTTGAAGATGAGCTACAGCGTTTAGTTGAGTTGCTTCCTAATATTACATTAGGAGCAAATACAACTAATGTCAAATTCGGGTGGGGAACTGAAAATGTTTTAGCAACCTATTTAACTATGAATGGGAAAGTAAGTTTTCCTCTGATTTGGTTAGTTGAAGGGCAGGACACAAACGATAACCGTGAGCCGAGTGTAAACCGTAACGCAAAGATTGTTATTTTACATGAAAGTCAAGCACCGAATGAGTTTAATCCATACCAACACGAATACGATTTTAAATTAATTTTGCAACCGATACTCGATAATTTATTGATAGCTTTAGAACAAAGCGGAATTAGCCGTTATGATAACACAGATTTTAGAACGCAAAGAGTAAAAAACTACTCAATGCGGGAAGTGGATAATAGTTTGGTTTACATCTGTAATGCTATTGTTTTTGATAGTTCAATTACCTTTAGTGGGTTGTCGACTTGCATACAAACAATTCAATTTAACACATAAAAAATTATGATTTTATACAATCAAAAAGACTGTTTAACAGTTAGAAAAAATTTAGGGTTGCCAGACTGTATTTTGCAGGAAGGTAGATTAACTGGGAAAATATTAGCACCAAAAGGATGGTCTTTAGACTTGACTAGCGGAACTTTTGATAAAGACTACGTTAATGAACAAATCCAATTAGGGAACTTTATTCCAATTTTAGGAGCAGTTGAAGTTACTAATAACACACCAGAAGCAACGACGGAAGAATATCAAGGCGGTGTTATGTCGGTTGTTAGAAATGGACTTCCTCAATTCAACTTCAAATACTTGCGAGGTGGTTGGAAATTTGCAAACGCTTTATACACTTACAACTCGTTTCAAGCTTATGATGTTCTTTTCGTTTTTTCTAGCGGAGCGGTTGCAGGTGCTACAAGTGGCACAAGTTTAACAGGTTTCGACTTAGGAATGATGAATAGTGGAACGTATATGTTTACCGATGGTAACACATCATCAAGCGTTACAACCTCTATTCAAATCATTAACGAAGCTCAATTCAATAGAGATGTAGCTTTATTAGATGCTTCTATTTTAGACTTTAATGTAAATACTGAAATTTTCCCTATTACTGATATAGTAATGACAGGTAGAGCCGATGTGTCAGAATCTAAAGTTTACTTCAAAGCTACTTTTGACATGAACCAAGCTACTCGATTGGGAGGAATTGCAATTGCTAACTTAAAATGTTATAAGAATGGAGTAGATACAGTTATCACGGCTTTATCTTTATCATTTAATTCAACTACTCAGGAATGGCAGTTTACACCAACGGGGGCGTTCACTATTGCTGATAAGTTCATAGTAGAATTATACGATAGTGTTGCTGTTACCGATGTAGCTAAAATTGGTAATCGTTATTACAAAGGTGCAACAGCAGAAATTACACCCGTAGCGTAATATGTAAGATTTAATTATTATATTTGCAATAACAAGGATGGAAGGCAATCAATTTAATTTGGTTGCCTTTTTTATTTAAAACAAAATGGAAATATTTAACAAACAGATTTTCGGAAGCGATGCAGAAGCTTTTTTAACGCTATGCAAAGAAGAAAAAAAGCAATGGATTTTAGATAATACAAGTCAAAATAATGAGATTTTAATTGATGAGTTTATCAAAAATCCTAAAATTAGTAAAGAATGTAAGTGTTTAGATTGCGGTAAAAATAAATCAAATGAGTCCAATCCAATATCAACAAAGGCTTCAAAAGTTGCTAAATCTATCAACGTTACAGGAAATAGTGCAAAAGATAGTAATAAGCGACAATCAAAGCCTAAAACAGCGTAAAATTGACGAGTTTACAGTCGGTGAGTTACCCGATGGCAGTAGAATAGGTACTTATAAAGATGCTGAATACTATTTTTTCAAGCGTGAAATTAATCCGTTTGCAAACGGTTACGTCGATTTGATGTTAACTAGAACATTTGTAAATAGTATGCAAGTTGAACCGTTCACAAGTGGAACTTATTTATTTAACGCTAGTGACCCGAACAACTTAACAGGTCGTTATGGAATTGATATTTTAGGATTAAATCAGCAATGGTTTGAGAACAGACAAAAGGAAATTTATATACATCCGTTTTTAAGACAGATTAAGCAATATGCCAAAATTCAATAAAATAGATAACATCCCTGCTAAGGTTTTCTTTGAAATATTAAAGACAAAGGATTATCAGTTATTGAAACCTAAGCCAAAGGAAAAGGATTTAGAAACGGTGTTTATGTTTATTTATGATGATTATTTTATTAAGTCTAATAATCATCAAGCGAATGAGTTTTTAAGGTTGACTAATTCAATAGCTTTTTTAGAGTATAAAATAAACACGATTAAATCAACTTTAAAGTTTATTTATTACAATAAAACAACCAAAGAAATGAGGTTAGATATATTGAAAGCCTTGAAAAGTGGCTGTGATATTTACATCGATGAGAAATTACCATTTACGGAAGAAGTGCATAGGGTGTTGACTATTGAAATAGGGGTTTTAAATAATGATTTAAGTATTTGTAAATTAGAATTAAAAGACCTTGTAAAAGATGCGGTTAGTAAAGATTTTGAATATTACGATTCAATTATAGGACTTTCAAACATACATAATCGGAGTTTAAACAGTGATTTGACTTTAGCGGAATATGTGGCTTATGAAAAATCAGCAGAAAAAATAATAAATCAAAGTAAAAAGAAATGAGTGAATTTATCGAAATATTAAGTCCCTCAGCTTTAAAGGAATTGCAAACTGCAAACGCTGAAATTGTGAAAATGATTTCCAATGTTAAGGTTGTGAATGATAATATGATTGGTGCAAAGACCCCGAGCGGTTCCGATAGTGGTTTGAAATCAATTACAAGCGAATATCAAAAACAAGAGAAAGCCTTAGCAAATACTGAAAAGGCACTAGAACGGGCAAGATTGGCGGAAATAAAGCTACAATTAGCTAGGGAGAAAGCCTTTGATAAATACGATGCAAATTTAGCAAAAGAACAAGCTAAACTAAAGGCTAGTGAAAGTTTGTACAATAAAGTACAAGCTAAACTTAATTTATTATCAGCAGAATATAAAAACCTAGCAACCAAAAAGGAGTTAAGCATTTCTTTAACCGACAAAGAAGCTAGTCGTTATACATTTCTTCAAGGTAAGATTCAAACATACGACAAAACGTTAAAAGCGGTTGACGCTACAATGGGTAAACACCAAAGAAACGTAGGGAACTATGCAAGTGGTTTTAACCCTTTGACAAACTCAATTAACCAATTAACTCGTGAAATGCCTGCTTTTACTTATTCGGTGCAAACGGGGTTCATGGCTTTGTCTAATAACATCCCAATTTTTACCGATGCAATTAGTAACGCAATTACGCAAAACAAAGAATTAGTTAAACAAGGTAAACCGACAACAAGCGTTCTTAGTCAATTATTAGGTGCTTTTGCAAGTTGGCAGACTGCAATGGGGATTGGTATCACTTTACTAACTGTTTATGGTAAGGAAATAGGCGAGTTTATAGGTGGATTAATGAAAGGAAGTAGACAACTTCAAACAATAGGCGACCAAATAAACCAATTAACAGAAGCCCGTAAATCAGCTTCAGAATTAGCGTCAAAAGAAATTAGCGAATTAGACAGACTTTATAAGGTTAGTCAGGATTTAACTTTGTCAATCGACCAAA